CACAAACAACACCGGTAATGATTCCTTTCTCACAATTATCCTCTAATTCTTGTACAATATTTCTCAATTGTAAAGCAGAGGATGAAGTGAAATCAAAAGTTTCACCACTACCCATCCATTGTTGTTTTCCTGGTTTATTCGTTTTGTATTTAATATCACTATTAAATGGATAACCAGGGGATGTTGATCTACATACTGCGGACATATATAGATCTTCGGTACCCATAATTGATTCTTCATAAGTTAGAACTCGAGCATATGTATCATATCCAATATGTTTATGATCTATAAACAATTTGTGTTGAACATAATTTCGAGCCATTTTACAATAATTAGAATCAATCAAAGGTGTTATACCACCACATTTTTCTAATCCCTTATAAGCTGGGTCTATTAAAACACCATCTTTTTCAAAGGGTCGCAAATGTGCTGGTTTTGTTATAGATTCACTAATTTCTCCATATATCAATGACGGTTTTAGAACTGATCTAGAAGCCTGATATAATGGAACTTTTAATGTTCCTATTTCGTTAAATACTCCTTCAGGAAGAGTCACATTGTCATCTTTTAACATATTTTCATCAATATGTAAGAAACAATGAACTCTATGAGTATCTTCAACCTTTCTGCTAAGTTCATCAATATGTTGTTGTAACAATTCTTGATAAAGCTTAGCAGAATAGCCTTCTCCTGCTGAGCCACTAATATGAATACCAACTATCTTACGTGTAAGAGAGTTGGATTTTATAATTAGTGGTCCGCCACAATCTCCCTTCATTGTATCACCATTATAAAGATAACCAGCTCGATGTATATATGATTCATTCTCTACGCTAATACGTAGTTCCTGTTCATAATTGTGTACATCATAAAGTGATTTAATCACTTTAGCTACTTGTCCATTATCATTATGATACGATAAAAGAAGACCCTGCATATTTCCTCTCAAACGACCTAATTCATCTTTTTCGATGAAATGTTTGAGAACAGATCTATGCAACACACTATTTCCATGCGTAGATACATTAAAAATGATGGCATCTAATTCATGTTCTCCATATTTAATTTGGACAGCACGATTGAGACTACCATCAGCATTAACTAACTCACGCAATTCGAAAGTAGACATGTTGTTGTACACCTTTTCAGCATAATTAATTCTTGAAAGATTCAATTTAGTTGACAAAGGTGCTTTTCGCAATAACAAATATTTTACAAAATGATAAGGAATAAGATAATTATGTCCTTGTAATGCGATAGCATTACCAAGAGTAATATCCTTTCCCTTATCATTAACATATGTTATACTATACAAATTATTCTTCATTATAGTAAAAGCAGTTTCTACAGCATTAACGTCAACAGATCCTTCACTTTCGTGAAAAGCACCTGCTTCAATTTTATGCTTAACTAAATTCTTATCTTTACCATTAGAAGGTGATTGCATAGCTTCAACAATATGTTTTTGCAAATTCTTTGTTTTTCCGTTCGATGGAGATTGCATTGCTTCATTTGCATGAAACAATACACCCTCTGTGTTTTTGAGAATATTTTCTCGTTCATCAGGATTAGCCATTAATAAATTCG